TGGATGGCTCTTTCTGGATCATCGTTTTGTTCCTGTTTGCTCTGATGGGCAATGGCTGGGGTAATGCATTTGGTGGCAGTGGCGGATCGATGCCGTTTATGGTGACCAATACCCAGAATGATGTTCAAAGAGGTTTTGATCAGCAGGCTGTAATGACCGGAATCGGCGGCATCAATTCGGCAATCACATCCCTGGCTCAGGGCCAGTGTAGCGGATTCGCTGGAGTTAACGCCAACATAAATGCCGGATTTGCCAATGCTGAAAGTGCCGCTGCTAACAGGCAGATGGCGAATCTGCAGCAGCAGTTTGCAATGCAGACGGGCATAGGCGGGCAGCTCAACACGATCGCTATGAACCAGCAGCAGATTGGCTGTGATGGCCGTGCGGCAGTAGCAGATCTTAAGTATACGGTCGCCCAGGAAGGCGCTGCTACGAGGTCTAATACCGATGCTAAAGCACAGATGCTTATGGACAAGCTTTGCCAGCTTGAACTCGATGGTGTTAAGCGGAACTACGAGAATCGGATTGCTGGAATGCAGGGACAGATTGATGCTCTCACACAGCAGGTCAACAACGCTAGCCGTGATGTTGCTCTGGCCAATGAGGTTGATGCTCTCTATAACCGGCTCAATTCTTGCCCGGTGCCGACGACTCCTGTTTACGGCAGGACGCCGATCTTTACTTGCAACCATAGTCAGAATCCTGGATGCCCAAATGCCAATAACGGATTTATGGCAGCTTAAGAAAGGAGGTCGCTATGGCAGAATACAGCGCAAATGCTCTGCAGAACATTCTCCCAAACGCCTCCGCAATCTTTACTGCGTCTAAGGTTCCGTGTAACAGAGGCCTGATCTTCCACAGAGATGAGAGCGGTATTTTCAGGTTGGCATCACCATCAAGAATTGCTAACGGCCTTTCAAGTTGGAACCGTTGTTGTCCTTGTTGCAGACGTATACCGGAAGCTCTCTATCAGGTTGGTTTTCATGCAAACATTGCGATTCCGACCGGAGGAACGGTGGAAGCGATTTCGGTTGGCATTGCTATAGATGGCACTGTCGATCCGTCATCTACAATGATTTCCAATCCTGCGGCGGTTGAACAGTTTGACAATGTTGGCGCTGAGATCATTGTTGCCGTTCCTGCGATCTGTGGGTGTGAAAGTATTTCAGTGGTGAATACTTCTACGCAGGCAATCGATATGCAGAACGCAAACATCGTGATCTCATATCTTGGAATTCGTTAAGGAAGGAGGTAAACGAAAATGCTTGATCGTAAACTTCTTGAGGACGGTGAGCGTAAGCTTGAGGCCGATCTTAGAAAACTAATCTCTAAGGCGGAACTTACCCCTGCCGATTACGATGCGTTTAAAAAAGCTATGTGCATTGCCGGAATGATCGCAAACTATCCCGGTGGGATGATGGACGAAGAAGGTATGGCTTACGGTTATCCGGCGAGCTATATCGGGTCCAATTACCGTGGATATTCTGCTGATCCGATGATGGGCGGAATGCCGAACAATGGGATGTACGGTAACGATGCCAATATGTCAAACGGTCGTATGAGATCCCCAGTTACCGGTCGCTATATCAGTAACGGCTACAGCGGACATTCAATCGAAGACCGCATGATTATGGCACTTGAGCAGCAGATGGACGAGGCTAAGACCGACTACGAGAGACAGCTCGTGGAGAAGGAGATTCAGAGATTACGTAGAGGAGACAGATGATGGATACAGCTTTGTTTATAGCTATTATAACTGCTGTCACGTCCTCAGGCTTTACGTCTCTGATTATCTATCTGCTACAAAGGCATGATAAGAAGGTTGATAAGGAAGCTGAGAATGATTCAGCTCAGAGCAGGATGCTTCTTGGGTTGGGTCATGACAAGATCCTTTATTTAACCGATAAATACGTTAAAAGGGGCGCAATTACATTAAAGGAAAAGAGGAACTTAAAGTTCCTCTCAACCCCTTACTTCGATCTTGGTGGAAACGGGGACTGCGAGATCGGATGCGATGCCTGCTTTAAGCTTCCTGTAGTATCTGACGATGAAGCTGAGGTACTTGACATGAATTTAAAGAGAAAGGAGTACGGCCTTGAAGTTCTTGAAGTTAAATAATAAGACTTACGACATCTTTAAGTGGATCGCGCAGATTCTGCTTCCGGCACTCGGTACGCTGTACTTTGCGTTATCCAAGATTTGGGGATTACCATTTGCAACAGAGGTAGTTGGCACAATTGCTGCTGTCGATACATTCCTTGGGGCGATTCTTGGAATTAGCTCCATCAACTATAACAAGGGGCTTGAGAACGGAGGTGAATAATTCAAAATGGCTGCAATTTTATACGAAAGCTATTATGGGATTATGCCTTTAGACAGCAACATCATTGAGCATTCCGGAACTAAAGGAATGAAATGGTATCATCGGCGATACCAGAACGAAGATGGATCTTTGACACCAGCAGGACGAGAGCACTACGGCGTTGGACCAGCAAGGGATAAAGCTAAAACGGATAAGGATGGCGTATCTAAAAAAGATCTCAATCGTCTATCTCGCGCTGATGTCGACGGTGATGGCGCTGCAGTTAAAGCTACCATGTCGCTGATCGATAAAGTTCGCCGTAAACCATCAAGCGAGGAAGATGAATTCGGTACAGCGTCAAAGCTTATTACAGATTTATCGCTTCGTAATGCATCAAAATATGACATGGCAAAAGCTGTTACTGATACGTTAGAACGCATTGGTGATGATAGAGAGATCAATGCTGATGACGACCGTAATTTAGATCGTCTTGCAAGACATGCCGGCTTTAAAAACTACGCAGAGGCAGATAAGTATAAGCGGACTCAGGATAAAGCTGAAAAAGCTAAGTCTAAAATCCAAGCTATAATAGATAGTGGTGACATTCAGAAAATTAAGAAAAATGCGAGCAAGTTGAGCACTGATCAGCTTCGTACTGCTATGGAAAAGGCCGAAATAGTATCTGATATTAAACGGATGTCTCGTGAAGAACGGAAAGAGCGTGCTTCTGCAGCCATAGACAAGGCGTTTAATATTCTGAAAACTGGAAGGCGAGTTATTAATTATGCTAAAGATTGGAAGTTCGAATATGAACAGAGGGAAGCCAATCGTCAGCTCGCAGCTGCAACTGCCGCAAATAAGCTTAGTATCGTGAAGGACGAAATGGCTAAGCGTTTAGAGCGTAAAGAAGACAAGCAGTATGAACGCGAGCAGAAAGCTCTTGAACGTCGGGATGCCATTGATAAGTGGAAGGCGGAGCGCAGAGACGCGATCGATAAGTGGAATACAGAACGTGCCGATCGAATTGCTAAGGAAGCTAGAGAACGGTATGACGCAAGGATCGATAAAAATACGGCGCGCAAGGATGCGATCGATAAGTGGAATGCTGAGCGTAAAGATAAACGTGATGCTGCTGATCGTGAGCAGGAGAATAAACGAGATAATATCGAGCTTGAGAAATACAAGAACGACAGAGATCTTCGTCTAAAGAAACAGGAAACCGAAGGCAAGCTAAAAGAGATTAAGGCTAATAGTGATGCCGCTATTCGTTTGGAGCGTGAGAAACAGAAGAATCCAGCCTATACAAGCGGTAAACCTAATAACGACGACGAAAAGAAAAAGAAGAAATAACTAAGGGAGTTGATTTAGATGTTGTCAAACACTGCGACTCCTAAATACTATGGAGCATTCCGCGACAAAGTCATCAGAGGAATTATCCCGGTGAATGCCGAGGTGTCCATGGAGATGAACCGTATCGATGAGCTTATAGCAAATCCTGGAGTCTACTATGATGATGAAGCTGTAGAAGGATGGGTCCGGTTCTGTGAGAACGAATTGACCCTAACCGATGGATCTCCGTTGTTTCTTCTTGACAGCTTCAAACTATGGGGCGAGCAGGTCTTCGGATGGTACTACTATGTTGAGCGATCGGTATTTGAGCCATATGGTGATCGGCCTGGAGGTCGTTTCGTTATAAAGCATACTCTGAAACGGCTGATAAGTAAACAGTATTTAATCGTTGCTCGTGGTGCCGCAAAGAGTATGTACGGTTCAACCATTCAAGCGTACTTTGAAACCGTAGATCCATCGTCCACACAGCAGATAACAACAGCACCTACGATGAGGCAGGCTGACGAAATTCTATCACCTCTGAGAACTGCGATTACGAGAGCAAGAGGTCCGTGGTTTAAGTTCCTGACAGAAGGTTCAATCAACAATACAACCGGATCGAGAGCCAATCGTGTTAAGTTGGCATCGACTAAGAAGGGCATTGAGAACTTCTTGACTGGCTCGTTACTTGAAATTCGTCCAATGTCTATCGATAAGCTTCAGGGATCAAGAGCCAAAATCTTCACGATAGACGAGTGGTTGTCTGGAGACGTTAGAGAAGACGTAATTGGTGCTGCAGAACAGGGTGCATCGAAGAACGGGGACTATCTCATTGTTGCAATGAGCTCTGAGGGAACTGTCCGAAACTCCGTTGGCGATACAATCAAAATGGAGCTTATGGACATCCTTAAGGGCAAGTACTACAACCCACATGTGTCGATCTGGTATTACAAACTTGATGACATTTCGGAAGTTGAAGACCGTGAAATGTGGGTTAAGGCTAATCCGAACCTTGGAAAGACGATTTCCTATGAGGTTTACGAACTTGACAAGGAACGAGCCGAAAATGCACCCGCTACCAGAAATGATATTCTGGCTAAACGTTTCGGAATTCCTATGGAAGGCTATACGTACTTCTTTACGTATGACCAAACTATACCGCATAGGAAACATGAATACTGGGGTATGCCTTGTGCTATGGGTGCAGACCTTTCCCAGGGCGATGACTTCTGTGCGTTTACATTTCTATTCCCAATCTCATCCGACTGCTTCGGTGTTAAAGCCAGAAGCTACATAACTGAACGAACATATCACAAATTACCATCAGCTGCAAGACAAAAATACGACACATTTCTTGAAGAAGGAACCCTCATAATCATGAACGGTTCCATTCTTGACATGTCTGAAGTTTACGAAGATCTCGATAGATACATTAACACTGTCGCAAGATACGATGTTCGATGTGTTGGTTACGATCCGTATAATGCAAGACAATTTGTCGAAGCATGGAGTCTTGATAACGGGGAATTTGGTGTTGAGAAGGTTATTCAGGGTGCCAAAACCGAGTCGGTTCCGCTTGGTGAAATCCGTCAGCTGGCTGAAGACCGTAAGCTTATGTTCGATGAAGATATTATGCAGTACTGCATGGGAAACTGTATCGTTCAAGAAGATACAAACGGTAACCGTAAACTGTTGAAAACAAGATATGACGCAAAGATCGATAATGTGGCAGCTCTGATGGACGCATTCGTTGTCTATAAGCTATATCGTGATGCGTTCGAATAGGAGGTGGGTTTATGTGATTAAGTACGAAAGCGCTTACTATGGAACAGTTGGGCTTGGCGAAGATCATATAGCTCATTATGGCGTTAAAGGCTCCAAATGGGGTGTTCGAAGATATCAGAACGAAGATGGCTCTTACACAGCTGCCGGTGCCGCTAATGGTGGACGATATGCGCCAAAGAATACTGGTTCCGAACCTACATCTCGACAGCAAAAGAAACTTGATAAGTATCGTACTAAAGAAACCGCCAAACTAAATAAACGATATGACAAGGTTATCTCTAAGCTAGATAAGCGAACCGAGAAGCTTGCTAAAAAATATACCAAGGCTGCTGAGAAGGGTGCTTCTGACAGAAAGTTAAGTAAGATCGCAGAGAAATATGAAAGCGTATCTACCAAAAAGCATAATCGTACAACATCGAAGGCTGCTGAACAAAATAAAATAAACGCGAATAGCACGAATTATAAGGCTATGAAACGTGAACGAAGAAAGGTTCGTGGGAAAGCATTTCGTGGATATATTGGCGCAGGTACAGTCGCTAGCGGTGCTTTTGGCTTGGCATGGCAAGGCGCAAGGCGAGGAAAATACAAAGAACGCACCAGAATTAGTAGAAGTCAGCGCAAACAGATACAGAGATCCAGCGCAGCTCAGGCAGCTATGGATCGGGCGGCTTTACAGCGTAAGATCAAGAGGAGGTGACGGTCATGAGATTAAGCTGGGACGGTATCGGTGTCAGACTATTTAGAGCCGGTATCGATCGCGGCGTGTTATATCCACTGCATGAAGATGGGTATGGTACAGGTATCGCTTGGAATGGTCTCACTGGGATCGATGACGGCAATACCGGACATGACAAGGTATTCCTCTATACAAATGACAGACGCTCGGCGGTTCTGTTCACACCTTACGATCATGGCGGAACGATAAAGTGCTTTACGTATCCTGATGAGTTTGAGTCGTGTATCGGGAACGACCAGATTGTGCCCGGACTCTATGCGTCAGCTCAGGAACAGACGCCATTTGGTCTTTGCTATCGGATCAGAATAGGTAACGATACTCAGAGCATCAATTATGCTTATGAAATACATACCGTATATGGTGCTTATGTGTCAGAGGCAAAAACTAACGTATCCACGATTGGCAGTGAGGCCAAAGCTCAGGAGATGGCATTTGGATACGAGAGTGTTGTCGAAGAAGCGCTAAATAACGAGCCGACAGCACACATGATAATCAATTCACGCTTCGTATCGGAAGAAGGCTTAAGGACTATAGAGAATATTCTGTACGGTGATGATAATAACGAGCCGAGGCTGCTGTTACCAGATGAACTGTATGATATTCTCTACCGGGCTCAGCCGATTCCTGAGGAATACAAGTATTATCCGCATGAACTTAGGTACCCGTCAAGCGATGTTTACCCGTTAAACCAGGAGACAAGTTAATGAATATTAAAGACAGACTTTTATCCGGATGGAACGCCTTCATGGGACGCGATCCAACTCCGAAAACGTCGGCCCCTACGTTCATAACAACGTTTCGACCAGACAAGATCACTCTAACGCGCGGCAGTGAACGTACGATAATCAACTCCATTCTAAACAGAATAGCAGTTGATGCAGCGTCTATGACAATCGAACATGTTAACCTCGACAAGCACGGTCGGTATCGTGAACCACGATCATCAAAGCTTAATGAGTGTTTAACTGTAGCTGCAAACATCGACCAAACTGCAAGAGCATTCATACAAGACGCCGTAATGTCAATGCTTGACGAAGGGCATATAGCCATTGTTCCAACAAGAGCAACAGACAACCCGATCACAACGTCGTCTTATGATATCGGTGAACTTCGTATTGGCAAAGTCGTTAAGTGGTACCCATATCATGTGACGGTTAACCTCTATAACGAAGATACCGGTGAAAAAGAAGATCGGACATATCCTAAGCACATGGTTGCACTTCCTGAGAACCCGTTCTACTCGATGATGAACGAGCCAAACTCCATTTATCGACGGCTGTTAGTCAAACTCAGACAGCTGGACAACATTGATAGCGAATCAGCATCCGGAAAGATGAACCTGATTCTGCAGCTTCCATATTCAACCAAATCAAGTTTCCGACAAGAACAAGCCAGACAGCGACAGGTAGAAGTTGAACACGAACTCACCACATCAAAATACGGTATTGCGTATATAGATGCTAATGAGCGAGTGATTCAGCTTAATCGTGCTATCGAAAACAATCTGTTCAGTCAGGTTGAATACTATACGAATTTGTTGTTCTCGCAGCTTGGTATGCCTATGGCTGTATTCGATGGAACTGCCGATGAGAAGGTAATGCTGAACTACCAGAACCGAATCATAGAGCCAATCGTTTCGGCAATAATCGATTCAATGAAATGGAAATTCTTATCACCGACTGCTAGGAGTCAGGGTCAGACAATCATGATGTTTAAAGATCCGTTTAAGTTGGCACCGGTTAACGATATTGCTAACAATGCCGACAAGTTCATTCGTAACGAGATTCTTACGAAGAACGAATTCAGACAGATTATTGGCTTTAAGCCATCTGCTGATCCTACAGCTGATCAGTTATCTAACCCGAACATGCCGGTTCAGGATCAGAATACTCCTGAGAAAGCTGCTGAAGAAGAGGAACTTATAGACGAAGAACAAATGTAGTTGGCTAACCAGTGAACAAAACGGTTGGATGGCAAAAAGACAGACGCTATTTGCTAAAGATGGTTGAACAATCTGGAACGCCAAATAAACATGAAAGGAAATTTCAAAATGAGCAAGAAAACCTACGACTTTGGTGGGTGGGCCTCAGAATACGGAGTGCTTTGTGGTGACGGCAGAACCATATTGTCAGGAGCATTTGCGGATCAGGACGGTGCTGAGGTTCCTCTTGTATGGGGACACGATCATTCCGGTCCGAAGAGCATTCTCGGATTCGCAACGATCAAGCACTGTGACAAAGGACCGTATATTTATGGCTCATTCAATGATACAGAAGACGGTCAGTATGCAAAGGCTGCTGTAAATCACGGAGACATAAAGTTTCTGTCGATATTCGCAGATCATCTTAAGACACGCGGCATAAATCGTGACGTCGAAAAGGGCGTAATCAAAGAAGTCAGTCTTGTGCCTTTCGGAGCAGCCAATCCCGGAGCATACATTGACCAGGCTGTGATTGCACATGGCGATGGGACTTACAGCGAAAGCGAATACCAGGCATATATTACAACTGGTCAGACAATCGATGTAGGTGAAGATCTCATCATCCACGACGATAAGGGAAAGGAGAAAGACGTGGCAGAGGATAGCAAGAAGAAAGGAAACCAGAACGATGATGACGATTCCATCGACGTTCAGGAGGTCCTTGACAATATGACAGAAGACCAGCTCGCAGTCGTTGACTATTTGATGGAAGAAGCTGCAAAAGCGGCAACCAAAGATTCAAAGAAGGGCACAAAGAGCTCTGACGATGATGACAATTCAGATGATGACAATGACGACGGCGAAGATGGTGATGGAAAAGCAACTGTAGCACACTCAGATGAAGGAGGCACTATGAAGTACAACGCATTCGAAAACGATTCCGAAACAAGAAAAGACGTTCTCATGCATTCCGATCAGGCAGCTATTCTTGAGCTGGCTAAAGACCGTAGAGTCGGCAGCTTCAGGACTGCTATGAAGGAGTACATGGAAGAGAACGATTTCATCCAGCATGATGATACGCCGACATTCGTTGGCGGCAATACTGTAGTTGGTGGCCCGGTTCCTGTAGGCGGCTTCGATAACACCACAGCAATCGACTCCAGAGGATACACATCCTTCACTTCGGTTCTGCCGGAATTCAGGGAGTTCAACGGAATGAACCCCCCTCAGCAGATTACTCCGGAATGGGGTTGGGTCGACAACGTAATGAATAAGGTTCACAAGGTTCCGTTCTCCCGGATCAGAACCTCTTACATCGACATTCGTGAGTATGAGGAGAATCTGAGAGCCAAAGGTTACGAGAAGGGTAACTATAAGAGTTATACAGGTCAGATCGCAATTGCTCGTCGTGAGACTGAGCCTCAGACGATCTATATCAAGAACGCCCTGCACAAGGACGACATCGATGATATCACCGATTTCGATTATGTGAACTATCTGTATCAGATCGACCAGCAGATGTACAAGGTCGAACTGGCCACCGCAATCCTGTTTGGTGATGGTAGGGAAGTGAATGATCCGGACAAGATCAAAGAAGATCATATCCGCCCGATCTGGACTGACGCCGATCTGTACACCATTCACTACGATATGACCAATGAGAAGACCAACATCCAGGGCAGCAACACTTCTGGATATTTCGGCGCAAACTATGTCGAAGCCGAAGCTATGGTCAACGCTTGCCTGTATGCTCGTGAGACCTATAAGGGTACCGGCACTCCTGATATGTTTATCGACCAGCACGACCTGAACGTGATGCTTCTTGCTCGTGACCGCAATGGCCGTCGTATCTATTCTTCCAGAGCTGAGCTTGCGACTGCTCTTAACGTAGGCAACATCTATGTCTGCGAGAAGATTAAGAACAAGGTTAGAACCAAGGGTGAAGGCGCTTCCGCTAAGCAGATGAAGCTGCACGCTATCATTGCGAACCTTGCTGACTATGCTATTGGTTCCACTAAGGGCGGTCAGGTCACTCATATCACTCAGTTTGATATTGACTTCAACCAGCAGAAGAGCCTGCTTGAAGGCCGCAACTCTGGTGCTCTGACCAGACTGTACTCCGCGATCGTTATCGAGGAGGAAGTTACCGAAACCTTTCCCGGCAATAACACCGAGTCCGGAACTGGCACCGAGGGCTGATCTATACCCCGGAATGGAGGCTGAATAATGGCGAAGTTCTATGGCAAGGTCGGATTCGTACACTACGAAGAGACTGAAGGTAGCGTTTATAAAGAAGTAACTACCGAGAGGGAGTATTACGGAGATAGCTATAAGCTTTCAAGACGCTACGAGTCATCGGATAAGGTCAACGATAATCTGATGCTTAGTGATGAGATCAGTATTGTTGCTGATGCATTCGCCTATGAGAATTTTCAGTCTCTTAGATATGTTAACTATATGGGCGCCAATTGGAAGGTCTCAAGTGCTAGAGTTGAGCGCCCAAGAATAATCATGCAGATTGGAGGTGTCTACAATGGGGAGGAAGGACCGCAGGCTTGAGCTGGACGCTAAGTTCAAAGAGCTAACTCCTCATGTGTACTTCCAGCCACCTGCATCCGTTGTGATGAAATACCCGGCAATCCGTTACAAGCTGTCAGGAGATGATGTTACGTACGCAGATAACATCCATTACCTAGAAGGTACTATTTATCAGGTTATGGTCATTGACGCTGATCCTGACAGCGAGATTGCTGAGGAGATTTCGAAGTTCCCGTATTGTCGCTTGAATGCGTCATACGCGGTTGAAAACTTAAACCACTTTGTTTACACAATATACTACTAAGGAGGTAGTTTTATGTCTAAAATCGTATGGGACAAAACTGGTGAACATTTCTATGAAACTGGTGTAGACCATGGCGTGTTCTACCCGTACAATTCCACAAGTAACCAGTATATCGGAGGCGTAGCCTGGAACGGTCTGACTGCAGTTAACGAGCAGCCGTCTGGTGCAGAACCCTCTCCGCTGTTTGCTGATAACATCAAGTATCTGAACCTGATAAGTGCTGAAGAGTATGCTGCTACAGTTGAAGCTTATACCGCTCCTGATGAGTTCCTTGCCTGCGATGGTTTTGATGAACTCGCTAAGGGCATTACCATCGGCCAGCAGCCTCGTTCTCAGTTTGGTCTGTCTTTCAGAACTCTGATTGGTAACGATACCGTCGGTAACAAGAAGGGCTATAAGATCACCTGCATCTACAACTGCCTTGCGTCTCCGTCAGAGAGAAGCCACTCTACAGTAAACGAATCTCCGGAAGCCCAGCAGCTTTCTTGGAGCATTTCTACTACTCCGGCTCCTGTTACCGATAAGAGCCCGACTGCTGTTGTTGTAATCGACTCCACCAAGACTGACCCGGCTCAGCTTGCAGAGCTTGAGGGCATCTTGTATGGTACCGCTAATTCAGAGGCAAGACTTCCGTTCCCGGATGAGATTGCTGAGATCGTTGGTGCTATCGCAGTTACTGTTAAGCTCACGAATCTTACCGTTGGTAGCCTGAATCTGGTTCCGGATTTCGATCCGTCAACTGGCATCTATACTGTTAAGACTCCTAATGCTAGCGATGTCGTTACCGCCACTCCTGAGACCGGTGCTACAGTGTCCATGACTCTCAATGGCTCGACTTTTACCAGCGGCTCTGAAGCTACTTGGGACGAAGGAACCAACACCGTCGTGGCCGTTGTTACTAAGAGCGGATCTTCCAGCCGTGCTTATGTGGTGACTGTAACTAAAGAATCTGCGTGAAGGTTACTGCCCACTCCGGGTATGTATCCGTCACATGACTTAATACCGTAAAAATTCAAAATGAGGGACCTTTTAGCGGACTTGCTACTTGGTCCCTTCTTATTATTAAAAAAAAGGAGATATGTATATGTACAAAACAGAAATAACTTATAAGGACTTCCTTGGCAATAACGTTACCGACACTCTGAGATTCAATATCAGTGAAGATGAACTGCTTGATCTGGTTCGTGAAGACGAGCGCTTTGACTCCGGATACCTTGCATATGTCGTAGAGCAGCAGGACTATCCGAAGATGATGGATATCGTCAGAAAGCTGATCATCCTGTCTTATGGTGAACTGAGTGATGACGGTAGATACTTTAGAAAATCCGATGAGAAAGCACTTGATTTCCTGCAGTCTGCAGCATATCCGGCATTCAGAGACTATCTGCTGGAGGGTAAAGACGGACAGTTTGAAGCATTCCTGATGGGTGTGTTCCCGTCTAAGTTTGCTGCAGTTGTGAAGGAACGGCTGGCTAATCCTAACGGAGACATCAAGCAGCAGCTTTCTGTTCTTAATAATAAATAACAAATTCCTGGAGGTGGAGAATGCTTCCAATTACAATACCAGAACGAGAGCTTTGGGATGAACGGAATAATTGTATGCTTTACACCAAAGAGGTTCACTTGAAATTGGAGCATTCCCTCATCTCTATTTCGAACTGGGAAATGAAATGGCATGTGTCTTACTTCGATGAAAAGCAGAAAACTGAAGAGCAGGCATTTGACTATATTAGGTGCATGACACTTAATAAAGAGCTTAGCGATGATGTCTACAGAGGACTTACTCAGGAGAATGTAAAGGACATCAACGACTATATGCTTAATCCGATGACCGCCACAACAATTGGTGAGATCAAAAACCAAATGAAGCAGGCCAATCGACGTATTACATCCGAGCTGATCTACTATTGGATGATACAGTTTGGAATACCGTTCTCCTGTGAGAAGTGGCACATTAACAGGCTGATTATGCTCATCAGAGTTTGTGCTGAAGAGAGCAAACCGAGAAAAGGTCGAAAACAGAAAGACGTAGCCATGGACTATAGAGCCATCAATGCAGCCAGACGAGCTGCTCTTAATACGAAAGGATGATGCTGTTATGGCTGATGCAGTTGTGCTTAAGACAAGCGGGGACTTTAAAAAGCTTACTAAGTATCTTCGTATGGACAACAAAATAGCCAAGATACAGAGCATCCTCACAAAATATGGTCAGGAAGGTGTAAAGAAACTTGCGGCAGCTACGCCAGAACTGACAGGAGAAACTAAAAACAGTTGGACATTTAACATTAAGATCGATAGCGGCACACAAAACGCAACGTTATCGTTTTGGAATACCAATATAGCATATCCGGTTGGAACACATATTGGTAAGCGTGGAAGACCTGTGTCTGGTAAGTCTGCGCCGATTGCTTTGATATTACAGTACGGTCATGGAACTGGTACTGGTGGATATGTTGAGGGGCGGGATTACATAAATCCTGTCCTTCAGCCGTTATTTGACGAAATCGCAGAAGAAGTGTGGAAGGAGGTTAATCGCGTATGAGTAGTAGTAATACTATCGACAACAAAACTGTTGATCTACAGCTAAGGAACGAAAATTTCGAGAAAAATGCGAAAACCTCCATATCCACAGCCGAACGGTTATCTAAAGCTCTTAACTTCAAAGGCGTCAGCGGTAAGGTCTTTGACGGCATTAAGAGCGGGGCAGATCTTAGTAAAGCAGGTATTGCCGGTCTTACTGGTGCTGTCGGAAGTCTTAATAATTCTATCAGTGCAATCAACGTTGCTGGCCTTACAATGGTTTCTAAAGCTGCAAGTGATGCATATGAGAAGATAAAGCAGCTTGTTCAGGGCGTTACAACAGACCAGATTGGTGAAGGCTGGGCTAAGTATGAAACCATGACTACGTCGATGCAGACGATTATGTCAGCGACTGAATATGCGTTCGATAGCCAGGAACAGCAGCTTGAAGCGGTCACAAAGCAGATGGAAAAACTTAACTGGTTTGCCGATGAGACTGCTTTCAATCTGAATGATATGACTAGCAGTATAGGTAAGTTTACTGCCAATAAGGTCGATCTTGACACTGCTGTAACAGCTATTCAGGGTATTGGCACTTGGGCATCGAAATCTGGCGCCAGTGTACAGGATGCAAGCCGAGCGATGTACAACCTTTCTCAGGCAATTTCGGTAGGTTCGGTTAAACTGATTGACTGGAAATCTATCGAGAACGCAAACATGTCGACCGCTCAGTTCAAAGAGACTGCTATTCAGACAGCAGAAGCTCTTGGCACGTTGACTAAGGTTGAAGATGGTCTTTGGAAAACTAACGAAGGCAATGAAGTATCTGTAACGAATTTCAACGAGGCGCTTAAAGATGAATGGTTTACCAGTGATGTTCTTCTGCAGTCGTTGAACGAGTATGGTAAATTTGCTGTTAAGCTAAATGACTATTCTAGTGAGTTCAATAGTGATTTTGGTGCCAGAAACATCATGGATCTCATCGATGCCTATAAAGAAGGCACGATGACGACCAAAGATTGGAAGCAAGCATCTGAAGATTCTGGGGTTGAATTACAGAGACTTAAAGAAATCATCAAAGATCTCGGACAGGAAGAATATGCATTTAGTATGAGTGCATTTAGAGCTGCTCAGGAAACTAAAACCTGGAGTGAAGCGGTTGACTATACTAAAGAAGCGGTTTCATCCGGATGGATGAGAACGTTCCAGACCCTGTTCGGTGACTATACCGATGCAAAGAAACTCTGGTCTGATATGTCAGACTTCATGTATGAGGTATTTGTAACTGGCGGTGAAAAACGAAACGAACTTCTTGAAGAGGCTTTCAGTTCGACTGATGCTATTACTACGAAGCAATGGAAGAGTCTTGAGAAGCAAGGCAAAATTGATGCGGTGTATGTTAATGCAATCCGTAAGGTTGCTGATGAACACGGCATTGCAACGAATGACATGCTTTCCGATTACGAAGCCATCTTTAAGGCTGTTCAGGAAGGTCAGATCACATCCGGAATGCTGACCGAAGCAAGAGAACTTATGATGAGAACTCCTGCTGATAATGAGGCGGCTGAACGTGTCAAAGCAATTGCCGAAGAAGATGAAGCTGTAAAGGCATTTCTTAATACCCTCGACGGATATACCGAAGAAGATCTAGAAAAGATTACATTTGGCGATCATAAATATACCGAAGGATACGAAGAACTTGAGGCTGGGCTTGACGGCGTAATCAAAGCGCTTGGCTTAACTCAGGAAGAGAGCGATGAAGCCATTGATGCCCTTAAAGCCATGGGATATTTTGGTGGTGTCGCAGCTGAAGGCTGGTCAGGATATACCGACGAAGAGCTCAAGGCCCTCGGTATGAATGACGAACAAATTAAGAAATTTAAAGAACTTCGAGAAGCTGGCGAAGACTGGGATGCTGCTCTCAAACAGGCTGGTGTCGATACAACAACGGCCGGTCAGCATTGGACTCAGGGTCTTCACAACTTAATGGATATTGTCCTGAACTTCAAAGAAGTAGCGGAGACAACCTTCTCGGAATTCTTCCCGCCGCTTGAAGCGACATCCGTAGCATCATGGCTTAAATCATTTGATGAAGGAACTGCTAAAGTAGCGGAATGGGTTAAGACTTCTGATACTCTCAAGAACGGACTTAGAGCTGTCGCATCGGTCGTTGACGTCTTCGTTAGTAACATCCGAATGATCGGCGAAGCACTTGCTATGAAGGGCATCATTATGGCTGGCGGCAAGATACTCGGAATGGTTGGCCCGTTTATTAAGATGACCGCTGCAATAGCTAAGGGTGCTGTAGTATTCAGCTTTCTGAAAGGTCTTGT